CCATGCTCTGCGAGCATTCCCCGCGGCAGGTGGCGGGTCCGATCTGCCTCCAGATCACCCTGTGTCCATGTCCATGAGATGACCTGCCTGCGCTCAGGCTTACGCTTGCCCGGTCGCAGGTAATACACGGACACGCCCACGCCCAGACAGCAGGAGCCCTCATCACGGCTGCCTCGCCGCTGCCATTCCTTGGCCCACTCCAACCGCACGCGGTCGAAGGTGGGCAGCAGGCTGTCCAAGTCATCTGATTCCAAGGCAAGGACGAAATCCTTGGAGCCCTTGTATGTCTCAACCCTCCGCATTGGATTCCTCCTCCAGCACCGCTTCGATGTGGTGCTTGGCAATCTCATGCCAGTTCACCTCGGACAGGGCGTCCCGCAGTAGGTCTGCCAGAACCCCGTTGTCCGGCTTCTGCTCGTCGTACTTTTCGTCAAACGTGTCACGCAGCGCGTCGCGCAACTCCAGCACGGCATCACCCTCTTCGGGCTGATGTTGCAGGCACCACCGTGCGCGATCATGCCAGTAGTCCTGGTCGCCTTCGGAGTTGTCTATCCACAGGTTGACGCACCACGTTTCGTAGTTCGTCCAGCCGTTGTAGCGTTCGCTCATGTCACAACCTCCACCCACACATGCTTTTGCCACCCCACCAGCCGAACCACTCGGCCGATGTCATCTATGAACCTCCACGCCCGGCCCCGTTTGATGGCACGGAACGTGTCGCTGCCGCCGAACTTGGCGACTGTGAACCGAATCCTCATGCCTTCCCGCAGCGGCGGCGTGTCAGGCTTGGCGTGGTATTTCCGCACGCTTTCCCGCCACTCAGCATTGGCGACTGGCACCATGTCCAAGTAGCCCAGCGGGCAGGAGTAGTAGTAGGGGTGCGACTGTTCGCACAGTGGCTTGTGAAACCACATGCCGTCCCGATACTCCAGCAGATCGCAGGAGATCGCACGGGGCGGATGCTCGGGGTGTTCCTGCCTGAACTTCTCGGTGGTTTCCCACACGGACCACAGCACACCCCGAAAGTTGTTGCCCCGGTAGCAGTGCCGCAGACACGTAGCGTTCTCATGGCAGCGTGTAAGTTCTGCCAGTTTTTCTTTGCGTGTTCCTGGCTCGCCGTACCAGCCCATGTCACACCTCCCCGCTGTTGTCGATCAACTCTGACAGGCTGTCATGGGCGAGCGACCAGTCCATGTGCCGCTCTGCGGCCCCGCTGTCGTACTCCCAACCCTCATCGTCTTGCCGACTGAAGTCCTCGGCTGTCCACCATGTGGCCAAGACGCTTCGCACTCCAGCCTTTTTGAGGCTGCGGAGTTCTTTGATTGCGTCATCAATCCGCATGTCACACCTCCCTTTCCAAGGGAACGATCCACCAGAAGTCGCACCCGACGAGATGCTTCTGCTGGTACGCTTCTGCCTCTGATTCTCGGGCGAAGGGGCCGTATACACGGAGCCCTTCCCACGGGGCACCTGCCAGAATCACGCACATGTCAGTCCCTCCGGTCGCATGGGTGAACCCATTGTGTTGCACTTTGACCGTCAAAGTGCGACTCAACAGCGGTAGCCTGTAACAAGTGAGGCGCAACTGCCTCGGCATGGGTGGCATAGCCAGATGTATGGCACCACTCTCCATCCGCCTCACGCTCCAGCCGCACCCAGCACCGCAGTTCGTTTGAGTAATAAGCATCTACTAACCGCATGTCACACCTCCTGGCTGTCGTAGTATTCGCGGTATGCCCCATCGGCATCACCGAGGTAAGACCACACCACATCACACTCCGGATAGGCATTTCTGCACTGTTCGTCGGCGTGGTCGCCATCCTCTGCCCGGCAGGCGAAAGCCTCCGGCGGATCGGCGGGCAACGCATCTGGCGATTTGTAAAGCACAATCCACGGATCTAAGCTGTCGCTCATGTCACACCTCACGCTTGCAGGATGGGCAGGTTGGCGACGGCAGACATAATCGCCTTGCCACCATGCCCGGGGATGTAAACGTCCACCAACTCCAGACCTATCTGCCTGCGGCCTGCACCATCGCACAGGTTGCAGGTGAGGCAGGACAGACGATGCCCCGCTTCCTTGCTGGCCGGACAGAGCCGCTCAGTCGGCAGCGGCTCGCCACCACGCATGGTGCGGAACGTACGCCAGCCCAAAGACTTGGCGTGTTCGTATGACCACGGGCCAGATACCCCATGCACAGAGGCCATGAGGTACTGCCGGTAGTCGGCATACTGAACACTTGACCACTGGTGAGTATACCCGGTCCAGCCCGATGAAAGGCTGGCCAGATGCTGCACCAGCTCCAGGGGAATCAGCACCGGCTCGCCGTAGGTGCCAAACCGCACCTTCCGGCCCCGGATGTATTCGTCATGCAGTGCCGGCACATAGTCCACATAGCGTCCCCTGCGGAACGCCCCATAGACCATGGCTGGACCCTGCCCGACGTTGACATAGCAGGCCCGGAACTTACGCTTGCCGCGCTTCCGGACCATCAGCCCTTGCAGCGGACAGGCATGCTCGCCTGTGCCGCAGATGGCACCATCGCCACCCGTGCGCACCGCCTGGACCGGATGCACATGCGACCTAATGATGTAGGTCTGGAGCATCTTGCCCGTCTTGCTGTTGGAAGACTTGCCCAGTGGCATGATGACCACATAGGGCGAGCCGTCGAACGGCGACCGGCCTCGGTGCAGAATGACACCGAGCGGCTTGGCGGTGCGTGATCTTGCGACCATACGCACCTCCGTGAATGGCTACCGAACGGCAGCCGAATAGCACCCTCTGAGCCAACGGTTGGATCGCAAGCCACCGAGGCTGCCCTAGGAGCAGGCGGTTGGCGGTTCTCCCCGCGTTGACTACGCACCCCGTCGAATGCGTTTTGCCCAGAGGGGGCTATTCGGACACCGTAGAAACGGCGGGCGGGGCATTGACGGTCCACCCCTATTGCCCGTGTGGCAACCCTGTTACGGACCACAGGAAGCCGTCCACGCTGCTTTCGTCCTAGGTAATTACTCCCAGGCACAGGCAGAGGCGACGGCTACCCACCGAAACGGCAACCGAAGGCGTTCACGGATACGTTCTAGCCGTACCGGCTGCCCGTTGTTTGACGGGATGCCACGCGGCAGTTCGCTGGGCTGTGGGTGATCACTCCACGCCGGACTCTTGCCCAGCGAAGGAAACCGGCCAGAGCTATAGTTTTCCGTGAACGCTTTCGGACGCCGTATACATGAGTATACCAACGGCAACCGAACCCGGGCAGGCAGCATTCGGACTTACCTGGGCAATCGCCCGTTAGCCGCAGCCACCTGCCCGGGCTCGGATGCCGGGACAGGGGTCACTGCTCCCCTGCCCGGCGGCCCGATCACCTCACGCTGACAATCTTCCCTTCCCGCACCTCCACGCTGGCATACCAGCGGTGGGGCTCGGGATAGTGCGGACCCTCCACGGCGAACTTGCCGTTGGAGTAGTCCCCGCTCCCAAAGGGGCCGACCTGGAACACGCCGATCTCTCGGCCCGCCAGCACAGCCTCCTTCAGGGCTTTCTTAGTCCTGAAGTTCACGTCACAGTACATGACACCTCCTCTTACACGCGGCTTGCGAACCACAAGGCGGCCCACAGAACATCCCATGAGTCCGTGTGGTACGCATTCCACGCATAGCGATATTGAAGGTACATGTCGAACATACCAGTGTCGATCATTAGACCTCCCTTTGACTGCCCGCATGCGGAGAGAGTTATACGTTACTCCCTCCCGGGTCGTCCGTTGAATCGGACGATAGATAACGGACCGACGGCGGAACAAAAATCCGAAAATCTTTGCCCCGTCACTGCCTACATAACGCAAGGCAGACAGCGTATCGTCACTGCCGAACGTGCGAAACGGACGTTGATACCGTCCGTTCGTTCGTCCGTCGGTCGGACGATATATAACGGACTGCGGCCGGAACAATTCCCGAAAATAATTCTTGCGGCCGATGGAATAGCCGATACTATATATGAACCGTCGGGAATGTTTTCCGGCGGAATTGTTCCCGGTTCAGTCCGCTATATATCGGAGGGTATCACAATGGAAACGAACGAACGGAACCCGCTTCAATGGTCCGATGCCACAGCCGCCGCTACACTTAGAATCGTAGCGGCCTACGTGCGAAAATGGTCCGGCGACGATAGCCCCCACACTCTCTCGCCGGAAGAACGGGAAGAGATAACGTCGCGTATCATCATGGACGTTATGACAGGGACGATACCGGCCGAAATCGCCCCGCTTCATTACGTTTTCCGAACGTGTCGCCGTTGGAGGGTGAAGGGATGGAACGGCGACACGGAAACGGATCGGATCCGGAAACGTGCCGAACGTGCAGCGGCCCGGAAGAGTCTCCGCGACCCGGGAAGCCGGGAAAGCGAGGAGGGACGGAACAAGTCCCCGTTCCGCGGAGTGTCGGACGATGCACGACAGCCTAGGCCCGATCGGATTCTGGAAGCCATCGAAACGGCCACAATGGAGGGGCTGCGGTACGTTTCGGACCGGCAACGGAAGGCCCGTAGAAGGCCCGTCAAGGGCAAGCCGGAGGCGACCCGCTACCGTGTCGCCATTGTGGGCAGGATCGGCCGTCCGATGGCCGGATATGCTCCCAACGGCCGCACACTGTGGTGGCCGGGATCGGGAACCCGGATAGCGTTTGAACCCCTCCCACCGACACGGGAAGTAGGCCAGCGGGGACGGCCGCACGTTCCATACGTTGGGACGGTCGGCCACCGGGCTATCGGCAAGGCAAAGACACCCGCAGTGGGTGCGGATGCAATCGGCACCGCAGCGGCGACGATGGCGATTCTAGGCCGCACGGAGCGGCGGCGATTCATTCCGACTCCGCCGCCGACAAGGGGCGTACCGGCCATGGCCGGGGATGGATCGGCAATCCGAACGGCTAAGGGGTAGGGCGATGCATCCCGGGCGGCCCGCGATTAAAACGGGCCGCCCGGGGCTACCTTACGAAACCGACAGCCGATAGCGTACACTGACAGTAAAGCGTAAAGGGTTGTAGGCAAAGGGTTTGCAACGGGGGGTTGGCAGGGGTTGTCATACGAAAGACACCCCCGCCAGCCCCCCCAAGCGACACGCTTCATCATGTCAATCCCCCTCCTGACTTTTTGCACCCCCTCGGCCCCCATATGTTTCCCCCGGCCAATTCCCACTTTCCCACTCTCCCACCACCACTTCCCTCCATGTGTCGCCACAGCCCCTGGCGTGCGTTTTAACGCCCTTCGGCTCTCCTGACGCCCGTGGACACTTGTCTAGTGGAGTCGCCCTCTGGAGCCTTCCTATGGTCTGCCTGTGCTGTTCCGGCTGTTGTTGTGTGGACGGTGTGCCGGACCTCACCAAGACCACGCGGGCGGAGTGTGAGGCGGTGGATGGTGTGTGGCACCCAGCCAAGGTCTGTGACGCTGCCTGCTTCTGCTGCACCTATCGCTTTGTGTGCCATGAGCGGGTCCACAGCTACTACTCGTTCTCCTATCCTCCAGCGGATACAGCCAACTACCCATCTCCAGACCCAATCCCAGCCACTCAGCCAGAAGGCGTGGTCTGCGTTGAAGGGGCTTTAATACCGACCGAGCCAGACGAGGGTGCCTCTGTCGGGTGCGCTGGGTCAACACCAGATGGCAGCCAGTACGACTTCGGCGAGTATTCGATCAACTGTGGCTGGGCCGACCCGTGCAGCCTTGAGTCAGGTCGCACGGCCTACCACTCGCAATGGTACGACCGCTATCGGATTGTGGACGACTGCGAGGAGTGCGTCTCTGACCTCACGGCCGAGCATACCCACGGCGAGATAGAGTGCCCGGGCGTCAACGGTGGCGATCCGTTCACCGTGATTAACCCAACTGGCTGCGCTGTCGGCGTGGAGGCTATAGCCTGCTACCAGCTTACCGAGGCCGGGTGTAATGCCAACAATACCTGTTGGGACTGTGCCGCCGAGCTGGAAATCACGCTCTGCGCCAACCCGCTTCCATGATTGAGTGCCGACTGGTACATCTGGAGATCCGCTGCCTGGAGCGCGGTTATACATTCGCTGATGCCCGCGCCTGTATTGTGTCCCAGGACGGGGATCGGATTGTGGTCGATGAGTTACATCCGGCTTATCCCAAGAAGCGCCCCCATCCGCAAAGGGACCAAGGGCCGGGCACGGAACTCAAAGCCCTCCTTCGACGGTATCTCAGGATTGTTACAAAGCCCGGTTGTAAATGTAACGCCCGTGCCAAGACCATGGACGACAAGGGATGTCAATGGTGCCTGAACAATCTGGAAACCATTGTTGGATGGTTAAAGGAAGAACACACCCGACAGAAGATCCTCCTGCCGTTTGTGCCTTTGGCAGCAAGGCAGTTGGTGAAGCTGGCGGTACGCAATGCCAAGAAGAAAGGCACTTGTAGGTAGGGATATGGCAAACGCAGCAGGCAGTCCGTTTCTGGAACCACCTGAAGAGGGTGCGTTACGTGACTTCGGTCGGCCAAGGCGGAATGTAGTCAGGCCAGCCGAGGAAGAGCGGGAAGGCAATCCGTTCTTGGCGCAGCCCGAAGAGGGAGCGCTGCGTGACCTGGGGAGGCCCCGGCGGGCCAACAACTTTGTGAGAGGTGGAAACATGGGCTGGAATGACGGGATGGATTTTGCGATTGGTGGCCATAACATGGCCCAGGCTCATGCCCAGCAGCAGGGCTCGCATCTGGCCGGCATGGCCAATCAGGTGCAGAACGCCCTCTCGGCGGAGCATGACTCCCGAGTGGCACAGATGCGGGAGCAGGCTCGCATGGAGCATCAGAAGGAACTGCTTCGGATGCAGATGGAAGCCAAGCGCAAGGAACAGGAAGGCGAGATGATCCGCCAGATCCTGGCCAGCATGTGAACCCGTTCTTCTTCCTGTTCGATGAAGATGAAGAAGACTGACTGTGGCGGGGACCAGATTCGCAAGTTGCTGAAGGACATCCGTGGACGCTGAAGGCGACAAGGTGCGGCAGTTGAAGCGTGGGCTGTGGGAGAACATCCGCGCCAAGCGTGAGCGAGGCGAGGCTCCTGCCAAGCCGGGTGACAAGGACTATCCCGACCAGAAGCAGTGGAGGAAGCTCAGTGGACAGCGAGGGTGACAAGATCCGCAATCTCCTCCCCAACCGTCCCGTGAAGGACGTGCAGGGTGGCAAAAAGTTCGTCGTCCGCGCCAAGGTCGGCGACACTGAGCGAATCGTAAGGTTCGGGGACGCCTCCATGGGCCACTACAAGGAAGGCTCCGATACCTCCGCAGGTCATGGGGATGAGGGCCGCAGGGAGAACTTTAAGGCTCGCCACAACTGCGACGAGAAGAACGACAAGCTCAAGGCCGGCTACTGGTCTTGCAACTACTCCTGGTGAGCAATGGCCAAACCTGACGAAGCCGGCCGCGTCATCGCCGGATTGCTCGGCTACAACCCCGGCCCAGGAATCTACTCCCGCCTGGAGCGTGCCATTGAGGCCATGCCGGACAACGTCCGCGTCCAGGAACTCCCTGGCCTGCTGAAGCGATACAAGGACGGCGTTCCCGGCTGGGAGCTGAAGGCCGTCGATCTGGACTCCGTGATCGGTGGCCGCCCGGCTGTCCCCAAGGAAGAACTACTCCAGGCTGTCAAAGAGCGCAGCCCCGTGTATACGCACAAGGAGGTGGTGCTGGCAGACACTCCTCCAATGGAAACCATCCCGGGCGCATTTGGTGGCCTGCCGCACTACCAAGACGAAGCCTCTGCTATCGGGCGCGGCATAGCTCACGGCGACCCCAAATACCAAGACTATGGCCAAGGCGGCAGGGACTACACGGAAATCTTACTGACGCAGCCTGGGGCGAGGAGTGCTGGAGAGTATTACAACCACTGGGGGCAGGCGGCCACGCAAGCTACTAGCGCAAACCAAGACGCCGTCGCCCACGCCCGCTTCGACACTCACGGCGATGCCCTTCGGATCAATGAACTCCAGTCGGATCTGGGGATTCATAACCGGAAGATGCGGGAAATGGTTGGCAATGGCAGCGACGAGGCCAGCTTTGTTGGGCGAGACGCCGAAACGATCATGGCCAAGGACAGGCGCGAGCCGGATGAGAGCTATATCCGACGCATGCGCGAGGACGGCTTTGAGATAGCGCGCGGAAACCAGGGCGGCTGGGTTGTGACTGGACTAAGTCGCGGCCTTCCGTTCCCGCTAGAAGACGCTTGGTCCGACATCCTCATCAAACGTCTTGCCCTAGAAGCCGCCCGCAAAGGCCATCGGGCCATCGAAGTCGCCTCTCCCCGGGCGATAGCCGACAAGGTCGGCGGCAACATCGACAACTACGAACACTTCTACGGCAAGGTTGTCCCAGGTGCGCTGGAGCGGCTGGGGCGGAAGATGGGTGGGTTGGTGGAGGATGCGCCGCCACCAAGGGCGCCGACATACGACGATGCCGCGGACGAGATGCTGAAGCGATACAACGACCCAACGGGTGAGGCCATCAACCTAATCTTGGATACGCGCAAGGGCCTGCGGCGTGAGGCGCCCGCTTTTGCGATTACGCCAGTGGACGCCTTCGACACCCTTGCTCACACAATGCGCACCGAGGGCCCCGCATGGCAGGCCAAGCAGGCGAACGAACTGTACGAAAGCATGCTGAACGATTTGATTTCCCGCGGCGCAGAGATCGATGTTGCTCGCCCGCGTGCCGCCGAGGCTATGACGCAATTGATGCGGTTTGCCGAAGAGCAGGCCCGCGTGGCAGCATCCTACCGCGATGTGCGCGGGAAAGCCGCCGAGCGGGCCGTGGCAACCGAAGGCGGCGTAGACATGCGTCCTCGCCGCTACCTCATGTCCGACGAAATGCGCCGCCGTCTCATTGAAGGTGGCGTAGGCGCGGCCGTAGCCACTGGCATCATGTCCCAAGACGACCTCATTGACAGGCTGAATCAGTAATGCCCGACATCTACGACCGTATCCAGCAGGCCGTTGACGAAACGTCGCAGATGCCTCGTCAGCCCTACCCCTCCATGTTGAGCGTGGTGGCCAACCACCCCGGGGTCTTGGGCCATCAGATCCTCACCGATGAGGAGTACCAGCAGAAGCTCAAGTACGCCGCCCTGATGGAGCGGTTGCAGAAGATCCAGGAAGAAGACGCTCCGGGGTTTAACCAGGCGGTGATCTACCGTGAGCCGGCCAGGAACAGCCTGACTGGCGAAGGCTACATGCGGGATGTGGTCGGCCGAGAGCTGAAGTTTGATGACATCGACCGCTCGCCCTACCGGGAGCGTGGCATGCTTTCTCCAGGGATGCCGCTCCGCAACGCCTTTGATGTCATGCAGGTGCCTTTCTCCGTGGCTGCCAATACCGCCCGGTCGGCGTGGGACTTGGACAAGGCTGCCGAGGAGGCGCCGTACGTTGCGAACAAAGCAACCGGCGGTCTGTGGAATGCTTTCCAAGGCAAGGATCCCAACGAAGCGTTGGCGCAGGAGCGGGCCTTGGTCGGGAAGATCCCGTTCAACCACACGCTCATGTTTAAGACCAAAGGCAATCCCGGTGCCGCCCTGCCACAGTTGCCAGAGCGCGGGATAGTCGAAGGCCCGCAAGTGCTGAAGGAAGACTTTGACTTCCCTGACAACTGGAAGACCGACATGGCCGGCTATGCGCTAGAGGCCGCCGCAGACCCCGTCACCGGAGCCACGGCCGCAATCCGCCATCTCTCCAAGGGACTGAGAGCCGCAGCGCCAGCGGCCCGCGCAGCCCATGCACTGCGAGCGGGCAGGCTATTCGGCCAAGAGATGGCCATGCCTGCAACATGGGTAGGCATCGGTGAAGCGAGCCGCAGGCTGGAGGACGAGTAGCGGGCATTAGTCCTGCATGGGGAAGTGGGAGGACATGCTGCGCGCCGTCAGCGGCGCAGCTCCGGCGACTAGGTATGAGCGCGCTTGGGAGGCGTTGGACGCTATCTCTAGGTCCGAGGGCCCTATTGCAGGTTACGCCAACGAACTGCTGACGATGCCGCGCTCGGCAGCGACATTGGACGGGGTAGACGAGTTCGTCCGTGGGCATGGCGCCATTCTTGGCCCCCCTATCGCCCGTGGCCGGGAAAGCATTGTCTTCTCGGCTCCGCCCAAGTCCGGCGGCCCAGAGAATGTTTTGAAGATTCAACTTCCTGGGGCCGGGCGTGGTTTTTCTCTTCCGACAGGCGTCGATGGTGTTGCCGGCTATTGGGCACAGGACCGCATAGGCCCAGGAGTTCTGGTCGCACTCCAGCCACGCGCGGCGCAAGTCCTGGACTCCAAAGTGCGGTCAAGACTTGGCGGCCTGTCGGAGGAGGGGCGCTGGGTGGATATGGCCGACGCGGTGCAACGCTCGCTTGCCGCCCGCGGAATGCAATGGACAGACCCGCACTCAGGCAATGTTGGAATCATGCCTGATGGTAATCTAGCGGCCATAGACGGCGCCGTCATTCCGCACTCGGCAGACGATGCGTTGCCAGACAGTTTGCGTATGGGCGTCGAAGATGCCATTCGTCTTTTGAGGCCACCGGCTCGTAAGTAGCAGTAGGTGTAACAATTTCGCCCCTATAGCGGCATTAAACCTTTCAGAGCCAACTCCCCCGAGGCACTGAGGTTTATGTCGGACGAAATTGTTAACGAAGCGCCGGTAGCAGAAGCACCCGCCCCCGAGGCGTCCGCTCCCGTTGAGCAACAGTCGCAGGGCTTCTCCACGCCCTACGAAGCGTTCCGCCATCTCCCAGAGTTTGCCGGCCAAGACGATCTCTCCATTGCCCAGGATCTGTACCGCTCCAAGCAGGGCTACCTGGAAAGCCAGCGGGTTCTCTCCCAGTACCAGAACCTGATCCCGCAGGCCAATGAGTACCTCCGCAACAAGGCGGAGTATGAGAAGTGGCAGGCCGCCCAGCGTGAGGCTGCCCAGCCCAAGCCGGCCGAGAAGCCGAAGTGGTGGAGTCCTCCTTCCGTTGAGGAGTCGTACAAGTCCTACATCATCCGTGATCCGCAGACGGGCAAAGAGGTCATTGACCCCAACGCCCCGTATGAGGCCCAGCAGGCCCTGCGGAAGTACCAGGACTACACGGCCAACTTCGCCCGCAAGTTCGTCACGGATCCCGAGAACACGCTGAAGCCGTTCATCGAAGACGTGGCGATGCAGAAGGCCAAGGAGCTGGTCGAACAGCACCTCGGCCAGTATCAAGCCAAGAACTACGTGCAGGATCTGGAGCGTCAGAACGCTGACTGGCTGTACGACGAGCAGGGGAACGTGTCCCGTGAGGGGCAGGCGATCCAGGCGTACATCCAGCAGGCAGCCGAGTTCGGCATTCAGTCCCCCGACGCGCGCTGGAAGTTTGCGACAGGCATGCTCCAGCGTGATCTCCTGAACGTCCGCTATCAGCAGATGCAGCAGATGCCCCCGCAGATGCCGCCGCAAATGGGGCAGGGTTATGCCGAGCCGGCTGCCCCGCCCTCGGACCCCGTAGCGGAGAGCAACATGCAGTTCCTTCGGGAACGTGCGACCCGAACCCCCAACCGTAGTGCTGGAACCACTGAGCCGCGGGCACCTCGCCAGCGGATGTCTTTTGAAGAGAGGCTTCGCGGCCAACTCGTTAACGATGGAGTGATCTGATGAGCAGTTCGACCGACTGGGCTCGTTCCATTGCGACGACGATTGTCAACCACCTTCGGGAGGAAGAGATCGCTTCGCTTCGCAAGTTTAAGTTCTTTGCTGCCCTTGAGGGTGCGGGCCAGATCCGCACCAACATGAGCGGCCGTGGTTTCGACTGGGAAATCCAGTACCGCAACCACAATCCCTCGGGGAACAACGGCGAGACTCCTCGTTCGTTCGCCCGCGAGAACCTGTGGAAGAAGGCGGAGCTGGAGTACCGTGGCGCGCAGGTCACGGACGCCATCTACAAGAAGGAGATGTTGGAGAACCGGAGCGCTCAGGCTCTGGTCAACGTCGCCGGCAAGATGGCCAGCCGTCTGCTGACTTCGATGGAGCAGTATCTGGCCCGTGAGTGGGTGCAGGACGGCTACGCGACCGGCAACGAGCTGCGGTTCCACGGCATTGAGTCGTTCATGGGTGCGACCCAGACGATTCAGGAAGGTGCCGCTGGTGCCACGGCCCGCGCGGCCAACACGGCGGATCGCTTCTACTACCCGAGCGACACCTACGCCGGTCTTTCGACCGTCCTTGGTGCGTACGGCGGGTCGGGCGATGCGTCGGCGACGTGGCCGGACGGCGATGTCGATGCCGAGTTTGATTTCTTCAGCCCGGTGATCGTCAACGCCGACAGCTCCTACTTCGGTGCGTCGACGTGGAAGGACAACTGTGCCAAGGCTCTGCGTGAGGCGATCCATCAGACCCGCCGGAACGACACCAAGGAAGACCAGATCGACATGGTTCTCCTGGACCGGCGGCTGTACATCGACTTCCTCAACACGCTGGATTCCAAGGAGCGTGTCATCGTCAGCCGGACCAACGGCCTGCGGAGCTACGGCTTCACGGACGTGTTTGAGTTCGACGGCGTGGAGGTCGGCAGCGAGGTGAGTGTTCCGGCTGGCACGGGCTACGGTCTTGCGGTCGGGAACATTGAGCTTCTCTGCATGGAGGGTCAGTTGATGACCTCCGAGGGTCCGTTTTACGACGAAATCACGCAGCAGTACCGCTACGTGGTGTCAACGCTGGGCAACCTGAAGTTCAAGAGCCCGCGTAACTTCTTCAAGCTCTACGTCTGAAACCAAGGAGAAAGTGAAACATGAGTCTGCTTGTTGATCCGCCGTTCGCCCTTGGTCAGACGCTCGGCGTCTCGTCCGATTCGGATGGCAAGAACTGGGTCGGTGCTGTCAAGCACTTCCCCGACGTTGATCCCACCACCGGCAAGGTCCGGTCGAACCGGGTGAAGACGTGCGTGGCGGTGCGGAACGTCTCGGGGGCTGCTCTGCTCCCGAAGCGGGTCGCTCGCTTCGACATCGACACCGCTGGTGTGGCGCCCTTCGCTCACGTTGACGGCTATTCGGCCGTGACCAACGAGGAGCGGGTCGGCGTGGTGGACGAGTACCTGCCTGCTGCGGGCGTGGCTGACAAGGACGTGTTCTGGCTCACCGTGGCCGGGCCGACCGAGGTCGCCGTTGCTCTCTCGGGCGCGGACGTGGCTGTTGGTGACCGTCTGTCTTGCATCACGGCCGTCACGGCTGGTGCGACGACTGCCGGCCGCGTGACGCCGTCGTCCGTGGGTGCCGCTACGACGGGCGCTGGCAACAACGGTCTGGGCGTGATCGGTCGGGCGTGCAGTGTCGGTGCTACCACCGGCTCCAGCGTCCTGGCGCTCATCAGCACCAACCATTGATTTATGCCCTGTTTGGGGCTAGGGGGGGCCTCTGACCAGGGCAACTTGGTCAGAGGCTTTTCCATTTTCTGGAAACTGGAATGAACGATCCGGCCATTCAAAACCTGGAATACCTGCGTCAGCTCATAGCCGAGGTGCGCGGCGAGAACCCGTATCTGGACATGCTCCGGCTGCGGATGCTGCAAGACACCGGCACTGGGTTTGATGACATAGTGGAGGAAAGCTGATGTACGCCCAAGGCGCTGATTTGTCGCAGATGCGGTACACGGACGCCATGCAGCCCAACCCACAGTACCGCGGGTCTTCTGGAGGCCGAGGGCTGATCGACATCGACTCCGGGGCGTATCGGAACCCGCAGTTCACGCAGACCATGAATACGCCGTGGGGCCAGATGGACCCAAATCAGTTCTATCGGCAGAGGGACGCCTTCATTCAGACTGCCAACGACCAAGCCGGTCGATACATGAGTGGCGCAGGGACGAGCGGTGTCCCGGGGGCTACGCCGCAGTTCAGCCCCAATGACATGTGGCGACAGGCCGGGAACATGGCCGATCATGTTCCCGGCTTGCAGGGCTGGCAGATGCCGGACCCGTACCAGAACGTCCCCATCCCATCCCCGTACCAGAACGTCCCCATCCCATCCACGTTTCGTCCTGGCATGGCTCAACCAACGCAGCCGCAGTCGCAGGGGACGCCGTATGGCGTTACGCCAGCCACGCCTGGGATGGCGCAGCCGCCCGGGAGCCGCGTAGACGATTGGCGGCAGAGCGATGCGTATCGTCAGTATCAGCAGGGCGTCGGGTCTGGTCCCCGGTCGACCGTCGTAGGTCAGTCATCCGATGGATCCATGTTTGGCTATCAGGCGGAGGCAAGGGCATACGACGCATGGCGCCAAGGCCAGCCGCAGGCCATGCCGCGCAACCCTGCTCCGGCTCCTAAGAATCAATTCACGGGTCCGTGGACCGGAGGCCCGATAGCCAGCCCAGGCCGCGTTATGGGCGGTAATCGGCCATCTGGGCCAGCCCAGTCTTGGGGCCAGCAGCACGCCGCGAACATTGCATCGCCAGCCAACAAGTCTTGGATGCGCGGCATGACGCCTGCCAATCGGCAGGTGTACGGCATGATGCAGAAGATGTACTAGTTGCGGGCCGTCGCGTAATAGTGTAAACTTGTCCACCTACCCCCCGAGGTGACATATGCAGCAGAAGTTCCAGGTCGGCATCGTTACGTTCTCTTACGGCGGTAACGGCGGAATCTCCTCCGAAGTGCCGGACATTCGGGAGTGGATGATTCCCACCGTCCTTGAGGCCCACAAGGACGAGCGCATCGGCGGCATCCGAATCTGGAACCTCGCCGATACCCCGATCACCATGACACGCAACCGGGCCGTCCTCATGGCACGGGACTACGGGGTTGATGTCTTGGTCATGGTGGACAGCGACATGAAGCCCGACATTCTGGGCGGGCAGCCTGGGTCGCAGCCGTTCTTTAAGAGCAGCTTCGACTTCCTGGTCAACCACTACGCCAAGGGGCCGGTGTGCATCGGGGCACCGTACTGCGGGCCTCCCCCGATGGAGAACGTGTATGTCTTCCGCTGGAACAACTGGGCCAGCGAAAACCCGAACCCGGACTTCCAGTTGGAGATGTACGACCGGCACACCGCAGTGAAACTGGCCGGCATCCAAGAGTGCGCTGCGCTTCCAACCGGCCTGATCATGTACGACATGCGGTGCTTCTCCCTCACAGAGCCCAAGACAGAGAGCGACAAGCCGTGGTTTTACTATGAGTGGAAGGACAAGTATCACGCCGACAAAGCCTCCACCGAGGACGTGACGCAGACGCGGGATCTCTCCTTGGTCGGAACGCAAAGGCTGGGATACAACCCCGTGTTCTGCAACTGGGATGCTTGGGCAGGGCATTGGAAGCCCAAGTGTGTGAGCAAGCCCCAGGTCATCTCGGCATCCGGCATCAGCGAGAAACTCAAGGGCTGGTGGGAGGCCAAGGTGGATCCCAACACGCGCCTAGTGGACATCCCGGAGCCGAAGTGGCTGAAGAGTGTCAACGTATAAGGCGTGCGTAGACTGCGGGCATTCGTATCCCGCAACCACTGAGCATTTCCATAAGTCCAAGGATGGGCTTCACGCTCGTTGCCGGGACTGCCGCAACAAGAAGCTCAAGGGTGAGCGCAAGCAGGTGCGGGACAAGCGGCTGGGGCGGATGGAGAAGGCGGCCGTTGACTCCTTCATCAAAGCCTCCCGCCTGGGCGGGGCGAACATCCCGCACTCATCCGAACTCCTTGAGATCCTCATGGAGTACTTCGGTGGCGTGCGCGGCTACGCCAATATGTTTATGAAGCAACTTTACGACTCACCTGCCGGTGGAGCATTCCGCACCAAGATGCTGGACTCCGTGATGCGACTGGTGGTTGGCAACACGGCCATGGGCGGGGCCAAGAAGCCGCTGGAGTTGATGAGCGAAGAGGAACTGGAGGCCGAGCTGAGACGACAGGTCTTGGAGGCCGCCATGAACATACAGAAGGTTGAGGTGATTGATGGAAAGACTGTGCCGAACCTGCCGTTGGTCGATCACCACATCGATGCCGGAGTGGCTCCGCTGCCACCGGATGCCCCCGGTGGTGAACTTCCCAACCGTGTCCCCGACTGACCACTGTGGCGAATGGTCTTCGCCCACCATCCAGCAGATGAACGAGCGTGCGAAAGCATCCGAAGATTCCGCCTCCGCCGAAGGCTGAAGGCCCTATTGGCGGGCTGACGCAGCACGCCCTGACGCAGATGAAGGATGTCCAGGCCGCGCTCACAGAGCGCCGTCTGGAGGCCCTGCGATTATGGGTTCCCATGCCAAAGCAAGAGGATTTCCACGGGTGCATGGCGAGCGAGCGGCTGGTGATCGGAGGCAACCGCAGCGGCAAGAGCGCCTGCACGTTCATTGAGGATGCCCGCGCGGCCACGGGGCAGGATCCTCATGGCAAGTACCCAAGAGAAAACGGCAACTTAGTAATCATCGGCAAGAACTGGCAGCACATCGGAATGGTGGTGTATCCGATGCTGTTTAAGGCCGGGGCGTTCCGCATCATCCGTGATGAGGTGACTGGCGCATGGCGGGCCTTCAGCCCATCCAAGGACGCGGCCCGCAAGAGTGAGTCCAAGCCAGCCCCTCCGCTGATCCCGCCGCGGATGATCAAAGACATGGCGTGGACGCAGAAGAACGCCGGCTACCTCAACAAGGCTGAGTTGACCAACGGCTGGACGATCTACTGCTTCTCCTCTGAGGGCGAGCCTCCGCAGGGCTTCCAGGCTGACCTTGTCCATATCGATGAGGACATAAACAACGAGCGGTGGGTGGGCGAAATGCAGGCCCGCCTCTCGGATCGCAAGGGGCGCTTTGTCTGGTCGGCCATGCCGTGGTCCAAGAATGATGCGCTTCTTGGTCTGTGCGAGCGGGCCGACAAGGCTGAAGAAGATGGCGTCGAAACCCCCATCATTAAGAAGTTCGTTCTCCGCTTCCTGGACAACGACCACATCGACCAAGAGGAGAAGAAGAAGAACCTAGAGCGGTGGGCGGCGCTCGGCCAGGACGAACTGAAGATGCGGGCCGAGGGAGAGTTCACCACCGGCTCCACGCTCATGTATCCGACGTTCAATGCGTCGGTCCACATGATGAACAGGTCGGACTTGCCGGACGGCCAGATCCCGCCTGAGTGGACGCGGTACGTGGCGATTGACCCCGGACATGCGGTGATGGCCACGTTGTTTGCCGCGGTCCCGCCGGACGAGAAGTTCATTCTCTTCTATGACGAGCTGTACATCCGCAACTGCAACGCACTCATCTGGGGCGAGCAGTTCTTTTCCAAGGCCCAGCACCAGTACATCTACGCCGCCATCATGGACATGCACGGCGGAGCCCTGCGTGACCTTGGGTCGGGTCGATTGCCCCATGAGCTGTACTCCGAGGAACTGAAGAAGCGCAACTACCGCTTCGCCCTCACGGGCCATCAGTTCCTGCCTGGGTCGGACGACATCCCGGCCCGCACGGCCATGGTGCGGCAGATGATGCACATCCGCGGTGACGGCACCACGCGCTTTCGGATACTGGAGGGCGGCTGTCCCAACCTCGTCCGTGAGTTGAAGCGCTACCGCAAGAAGACCACCACGGTCAATGGACAGGTCTACGTGACCGACGAGCCGCAGACACGCGGCGAGGTCCACGCCTGTCAGACCGCCGAATACCTCTGCGCCTATGAGCCCCGCTACCACAAGCCACCGTCACAGGTGGGCCCCGAGCCGTGGTGGGTGAAGTGGCGATCCGACCGTTTGAAGAGACAGCGGAAGTCCGAAGACCCGTGCATTTTCCTAGCCCCCAATGGGAGTATTAAGCGATGAGTTATGAGATGCCGAAGGCCGAAGTTGGCGAGATTGTCTTGTTCATGCCACATGAGGGTGCCCCGGCCGTCCCGGCCATCGTCTGCAAGGCGTCGGCCCGCACGCTGACCCTGTTTGCCATGGCCGGCGAACTGGGGATGGTGGTGAAGCCCTCGGTCCACCACGTCACCGATGAGGGGGTCCAAGAGTTCCCCGAGTGGAAGCGGTACGGCTTCTGGGACCACCGGCCCAAGGATCCGAAGATTGCCCTGCTTTCCGAGCGGGTTTCGCTCCTGGAAAAGAAGCTGGCTGTCCTGGAGCCCAAGAAGGCCAAATAAGGGCATTAGTCAGTAGGAGCCGCCATGTCCGAAGAAAACCCTCTGCGCCCCATAGCCAAGCGCTGGCTGGAGTGCATCCGGCAAGCCGAGAAGCACAAGAAGGTCTTCTCCGATGACGCCAAGGAAGCCATGGGCTTCTACTCGTCGGACCCAAACGCCATGTGGGCCAACGAGCATGCGCGTGGGGAGCGGGGCTACAACAAGGGCATCGATCCGCCGCCGTTTCGCATGGTGGTGAACCGTGTTTTTGAGGCTGTAACGCTCTTTGGGTCAGTCATCCACCACCGCAACCCACAGCGGACGGTGACCCCCAAGGAGTATCCGGTGATCGGGCCGGCGCTCCTTGGCATCCAGCCGCAGCCTCCTGTCCCGCAGATGGGCCCCGATGGGCAACCTGTCATGGGTCCGGACGGCCAGCCGGTGATGATGCCGGACCCGATGATGATGGCCTATGAGCAGGCTGTCCAGCAGCAGGGCTTCATGTATGAGCGCCGCAAGCTCATCGCTCAGTTGCTCCAGGACTACCTGAACTACACGCCCAATGAGTTGGACCTGAAGCGACACACCCGCAAGGTGGTAGACGAGGCGTTCATCAAAGGCGCGGGTGTGTGGTGGCATGAGCTGTACCAGCCGCTCGGGGCCACGGTGAAGTTTGCCGGTTCGTTCTTTGATTCCATCGACAACCTTGTGTGGGATCCCGACGCGGACGAGTTTGAGGACATCCGCTGGGCAGCCCGCAAGCGGGTGCAGCCGATTGACGAAGTGGCGGCGAAGTTCGGGCTGTCTCGGGAGGATCTCAAGGGCCATATTGAGTCCTACTCCTCCCGGGCCGACCAGGGCGACCGTGGCTACGAACACAAGAAGCGGACGGGCAAGACCAACGACCTCATCTGCTACTGGGAGATTTACTCCAAGACCGGCTTCGGCGACCGGCTGAAGGACGCTGACAAGGATCTCCGCGGCAAGTTCGATGCGCTCGGGCCCAACTGCTACATCGTCGTTGCGGAGGGAATCGACTTCCCCCTCAATGCTCCACCGGCCATCCTCCAGGAAGAGGTGGACGAGACGGGCATCCCGCAGGCGTTGTTCATGTCCTGCCAGTGGCCGATCCCCTTCTGGGCCGAGCCCAACGGCTGGCCGTTCACGCTACTGTCCTGGCATCGTCAGCCCGGCTACTCCTGGCCGATCAGTCTGATCAAGCCCGGCATCGGAGAGCTTCGCTTTATCAACTGGGCGATGTCGTTCCTGGCCACGCGCATTGCCACGTCCTCGCAGACGCTCATCGGCGTAGCGAAGGCAGCGGACCCAGACATCAAATCGAAGATCCTGGAGAAGAGCGAAGGCGGGTTCAACATTGTCGAAATCTCCGAGGCCGTTGGTCGCTCGGTGAACGACGTGATCTCGGTCTTCCAGATGCCTGGGGTCACCCAGGACATGTACAACATCATCCAGGCGGTCACGGAACTCTTCGACCGGCGCGTCGGTCTGACCGAACTCATTTACGGTATGACGAGGTCAGCCTTCAGAAGTGCGGCAGAAGCCGCCGTGAAGAGCGAGCAAATTTCGGTCAGGCCCGACGATTACGCAAATTCTCTGGAGGACTGTCTGTCCGAGGTTGCTCGGAAGGAAGCCCTCATGGCGCGGTGGCTGATCTATCCCCAGGACGTTGCTCCGCTGCTCGGAGACTTGGCGGCCCAGGCATGGGGCATGCACGTCCAGGGCGAGAACCCGGAGAACATCGTTCGGGAGTATTCGTACCGCGTGGAGGCCGGGTCTGCCAGGAAGCCCAACATTGCCACCAAGGTTGAGAACCTGAACAACTTCATGCAGATCATCGCCCCGGTGTCGCAGGGCATGATGCAGGCCGGTCAGCCGGAAATCTTCAACGCCATGCTGTCCACCTGGGGCAAGGTCAACCAGATGGACGTGTCGGAGTTCATGGTTCCGCCTCCTCCTCCACCCCCTCCGCCGCCCCCGGGCCCGCCCCAAGAGGCGGCACCTCCAGGGCCTCCTCCCGCCCAATAGTCATATATGAGCATTCCCGAGTCGGTCTTGGCCTTGGGCCGAGAGGCCATCGAAACCTATGAGCGTGCCCTGCCCTACGGCGAGCGGTGGGCTGAAATGTGCGCGCTCCAGTGTCCTCCGGGAACCAAGGGGACCGAGCGAGCGTTCCTGGAGGGCCGTCAGAACAACGAGCAGTTCGACTCCCTGCCCCGCCGGCAGGCCCAGTACATGATCCGCGAGGCCAAGCAGGCTGGGATCAACCCCTCGGGCAAGTACTACGTGGCCGGGATCGCCGACAAGCGCGGCTGGAGGGATCCGGCCGCCTGGGTGTCGTCTAATGATGATGTGCTGAAGGTGGCCCAAAAGCGCCGCCTCGCCGTGTCGGGCAGCGTGAACTACGACCCCGGCCCTGCCCCGCCGCAGCGCAAGGTGCTGTCGGAATCCATCATCAAAGAAGAAGTGCGCAAGGAAAAGCGCAAGAACCCGTCAGCCGACGCCAAGGATCTGCGGGCCAAAGTCATTGAGAAGCATGCGTACCGAGTGAAAGGACGAGGAGTATGAACGAGATTGCACGGCACTTTTCTCCAGGCGCGGTGATCACGGCCAACAGTTCGGCCGCCACCACGTCCGGCATGTTCCCGTTCGGGCGCTTTGGCGGTGCCTGCGTGATGATCGCCAACACCAACGGCGCCACCCAGATCAACTGGTACGGCACTGTGGATCCCTCGGTGACCCCGCGGCAGATTTACTCTGAGGGCTCGGCGGTGACAACGGCCGTGACGGTGGGTATTCATCCCGTCCCGGACGCCTGCTTCGCCGTGAATCATGTGGTGCCCGTGGTCAGTGGCGCTACGACCTGCGCCATGACGGTGATGGCCAAGGGCTGACCCGATGCCCCTAAACCCTCGCACCCTGCGGCCCGGCAGCGCGTTCACGCCGAAGTCCATCTCTGGCCTCGCCCTGTGGCTGGACGGGTCTGACGCTTCGACGCTCTACACCACTGACGCTGGGCCGGTGACGGCGGTGGCGGCGCCTACGGAGATCAGTGGGTGCGTGGGGTGGTGGGATGCGAGCGATGCGGCCAGCATCACGCAGTCTGGCGGTCTGGTGAGCCAGTGGAATGACAAGAGCGGAAACAATCGCCACGCCACCGCAAGCGGTGGGGCAAGGCCGACCCTGACCGCCGGCGGACTCAATGGCAGAAGCGTAGTGACGTTCGACGGCACGGACGATCAGATGCTTATTTCTAGCGGCTTCCTGCAAGTGCCGAACGTCACCATTCTGTCGGTATTCAAATACAACTCTGGGCAGTACGGCGGCATCATATCAAGCGCCCTCCAGCCGGCCGATGATTCGTCGCCTCGCCTTGTCATTCACAACGGCTCTTTTCGGACTTGGGGATATTCCAACTTCTCCGACACGCCTCAAGGGACATCGCCGACGCTTGTGACAGGACGAGTGCAAGCCGGGGCATCGTCCATTTTTCAGTCTGGTTTGCTGGCGGCCGCCGGCGCGGCATCTGGGTCGCTTACAACCGGCAGCACACAGACGGCAATCGGCTCGTACAGGACAAACGCCGGTAATCATCTCAACGGCTACATAGCCGAGATTGTCGTCTTTGATTCTGCACTCTCAACGTCCGACCGCGCCCGCGTCGAAGCCTACCTCGCCGCAAAGTGGGGCATCACTGGCGTTCATGTACAGGCAACGCCAGCAGGCAGTCTTTTAGCCGGCTATTGGGGCGACAAGTCCGGCAGAGGGCGACACGCCACGCAAAGCACGGCAGCGAGCAGGCCGACATTCACCACAGGCGACCTCAACGGGAGATCCACGCTCCGCACTGTCGGCTCGCAGGCCATGTCCGTTCCGGAGTGGGACTACACCGCCGCCAACACGGCAGTCTTTGTGTTTCGCGGATCGGCACTCAACCAAGGCATTTACCAGCGCGGCGTTCTCAACAACGGCCCTCGCTCGGCAATACAGGGATCACCTGTAGTTACCCTGCGAGGAACCATTCACGGCTCGGCCGCCTCGCAGGCTGACGCACTTGCTTCATACGCTGTTGGCACTTGGGCCATAGGCGCGACGGTTTTGAACTCTGGCTCCATCACTGCCTATGCCAGCGGAGTTCGCGGAACCTCGCAGAATTATTCGGTGCAACTGTCGGGCAGTTATCTGATGCACCTGTTCAGTCTTGGGTCTGGCGTATATCCGCTCAACGGTGGCATCGCAGAGTTTGCCTACTATGACCGCGAACTGTCTGCCGCAGAACTCGGCCGCGTGACGCGGTACTTGGGGGCCAAGTGGGGCATCTCGCTGCCGCCCCAAGTCAGCAACGCCGACGCGCAGAGTTGGATCAACCGCGTTTACGGAAACGGCGGAACAGTCAGCAACAGCACGGCGGCGGCAGTCAATGCGTTCTGCGATGCCATCGACGCCGCCGGAATCCGCGACCGCTTCTACCGTCTGAATCTCTTCTGCGGCACCGGCCTGCCTGCCTGCCTCGTCCCCCTGTACCAAAACTGGAGGGTCTATGCCGGCCGCAATCGGCAACTATACGGCGACAACATGACCACCTCTGGGTGGTCTAAGAGCGGAGTCACAGCGACTCTATCGACAACGGAGCGTCCGTTTGCCGCTGGGCCTTACGCCAATATCGTCACTGCCAGTGCAGCGACGGGCGTGACCCCGCACATCGTTAGCACGGCCAACAATTTCGGCTATGGCACAATCACAGTGTCGGCCTACATCAAGGCGGCAGGAAGGAACTCGGCGAGGATTCTTCTCAGCGGCAGCAGTGGAATGACGTTCCCCGGCGGCAGCAGCGTGGCGTTTGGGACCATCAATCTCACAACAGGTGCAATCAGCAGTTTCTCCACTGGCCTGACTGCCGTGGCAACCAACGCCGGCAACGGGTGGTGGAGGCTTGCCATCACCGTTACGAACAGTTTCGGCGGCAACATGGCTATCCGCATCGACGTTGGCGACGGCTCTTCGTACAACCCGACCGGCAGCGAGGCCATCTTGGTGTGGGGTGTGCAGAGCGAGATAGCGTCCTCGGCGTCGGAGTACGATCCGTACCCGCTCGGTAGCGCAACAGACACCAACAACAACTTCGTCAGTTCCGACTATACAGAAACAGGCGCGAGCGGCGGGCTGACACCATTCGTCACAAACGCGAAGTGGCTAAACACCGGCTTGACTTTGGATGCGTTGCAAATTCTTGCGACGGGGCATCTGTCAGCGTATCGCGCTGCCCACACAGGCACTGACGGCCAGATGATCGGCCTGCGAAACTCGGCGGGCGACCAACTCTACCGCCTGTATCATCGCGGCGGCGCTACCCAGCGCGGCGACGGTTTCTGGGGCGGCGGAACCGCCGCCGTCACTACTGACAACAATGGGCTGGCCGGATCGCAGATTGTGACGCGCACTTCGTCCACAAGTGCGAAAATCATCACCAATGGCACAGTTACTGCTACTTTGGCAACCAGCACGACTCCGGCTTCTGTAGCGCGTAATTTTCATGTCTTTGCCGACAACGACGGGAACGCCACGCCAGCGTCTAGGTGGTTCGCTGGTGTTGCGCTCAAGGCGTACAGCATCGGCGACGGCCTGACAGACGCTCAAGCGCTATCGCTTCACAACGCATTGACCACATTCCAGACAGCGCTGAGTAGAGCATGACGCTGGCAGACATTGTTTTTCCGATCAGCATCGAAGAAGCGCGGATGCACGCGCTGGTCTTCACGCCGCAACTCGCCCAGCGGCTCGCGGAACTCCACGCCGAATACGGCTCCCCAAACTGCGTCCCCATGCCTCGCGTTCTGACGGACGGCCGGCTCATGCTCTCTGCGGATGTCCTGACGGAGGTGGGCGAAGGCGGCCTGCTCCATGCCATGTGGCAGGCGGCCGACCAGGGTGTGCTGCTCCCGGCCGTCGAAGTGATTCCCTGGGACGAGGCCGTGGCGATGCTGCCGCATATGGACAGCAACTTCGGCGACTCTTCGGCTGGAGCGCTGACCAAGGCGCAGGAGGCGAAGGTCCGGGCGTACTACGCAGAGGATCAGTCGCTGTTTGAGTCGATCAAGCAGCCGGGCAAGGTGAAGAAAGTCTGACCGTGGCCTACCTCACATACTTCGACCTCGTTGAATCCTTGATCGTCTCCTCCTACGGCGGGCCGCAGGATGCCGAGCAGCGGGACATCCGGTCGGCCATTCACAGGGCCTACAACGAAGTCACCACTATCCGGGACTGGTCTTACTACCACGTCCACGGTCGGGTGGTGACCAACGCCACCTACTCCACCGGGACGATTGGCGTCACGTCTGGCACGGTCACGCTGACCGGCGGTTCGTTTGCGACGGCTGGCGTCACCGCGGCCAATGTGCAGCACTGGACGATCCGCGCCGGTGACCGCTCCTATCCGCTCGGCACCTACTCCAGCGCCACTAGCGTCACCTTTGGATCGCAGTTCTCAGGTCTGAACATCGCCTCGGGCACGGCCTACACGCTGTTCCGGTCGATCTATCCGCTGCCGTCCGACTTCCGCAACATGGACGAGCCCAGCGACGAGTTCAACTGGTGGTCCGGGGTCTATGTGACTCCCGACGAGGCCATGAAGATCGAACGGGTGTCGAACTCCTCTGGCAACCCATACCACTGGACCGTCATCAAAGACCCCCATAGCAATGGATACGCCATCAAACTGATTGGCTATCCCACGGAAGTGGAGACGGTGGACTTCACCTACCGGCGCACAGCTCGCCCAATCCGTTATTCGGGGCATGAGGCTGCACTGCGGCAAGGCACGGTTGGGCGCAGTTCCAGCACCGTCACGGGTTCTGGCACGGCCTTCTCCTCGGCCATGGTTGGCTCCATCCTGCGCATTGGCGACACCACCAACAGTCCGGGGCCAATTGAGTCGATCACGCCGTGGGTATCGGAGAGCAAGATCACGGCGGTTGGTTCGTCTACGGCCCTGACCACAGAAGACAGCGGGACCATCGCCGGGTCCACCAAGTATCTGATCACCGACCCCATCGACGTGGCGCCGCACATGCAGGCCGCGGTGGAGAGCTGCTGCGACTACTGGCTGGCGCGGACGCGGGACAAGGGCGCGGACAAGGCGTTCCAGATGTACCAGCGTGATCTGCGGCTGGCGATGGAGCAGGACCAGTTGGCGCCGTTCTCTGGGCGTAGCAAGGAAATCTACCATGACGGGGGCTGGCGTACTCCTCTGAAGCCAGACCAAGGATGATCGTCATCGAATCCTGGAAGGGGCTTGTCACCAATGTCGGGCCGTACGCCATTCCTCCAGGCGCAGCGGCTACGCAGGTGAATATCCAAGCCCTCGTTCCTGGCTCCGTGGTAGTGCGATCTGGAATCACCAACGTCTCGTTCGCCACCCATACGGGTGCCTCATCTCCGGTGGTGCAGGTGTTCAATTTCCAGCACGGCACCACAGGCCACGTTGTGTATCAGAACGCATCTGGCGGCATCTTTGTGGCCAAGGGGCCGTCATAATGCAGCTCGCATCTGGCGTCGTCAAAGTCACGGTCGGCACTGGCGGCTCATCGTATTCGTCTGCGCCGACTGTCTCACTTTCTGGTGGAGGCGGCACAGGCGCCGCGGCAGTAGCACAGATGGCCGGGACCATGGTACAGGGTGTGGTGATCACCAATGCCGGCACGGGCTATACATCGGCGCCCACGGTCAGTTTCTCGGGTGGCGGCGGCTCGGGTGCGGCCGGAACTGCGTCGGTGCTGTCATACGCCGGCACTCGTCCGATCACGTTCTTCAAAGGACGGTGGAACGACATGTACGGCGTGGACGGCCACGGGCGCGGGTTCCGGTGGGACGGCGATACGCCATACCTAGAAGCCATCGGAATCAGTAAGCCCTCCACATTTGCGGCGCCAGTGGGATCTACGGCCAGCCAGCAGAACTACGTGGCGTCCGTGCAAATCCTGGACAGCGGCGCTGGCTATGGTGGCGTCCCGACCGTGTCTTTTACTGGGGGAGGCGCTACAACCCAGGCTTCGGGCACGGCCCTGCTCGCCAACGGCCGGGTTGCTGGCGTGAAGCTCACGGCCCGCGGAGCGGGGTATACGGGGCCGCCGCAGGTTTCGTTTGCCGGCGGGCAGGGAACCAGCGCGGCATTCACCTGCAACGTCTTTGGCTCCGTGATCGGACTGGAGTGTTCCGACAGCGGCGCTGGCTATACCGGCGATCCGACGCTCACGTTCTACAACACCCAAGGGCTATCAGGCGCCAACGTCCAAGTGTCTGTGGACACCACGTCTGGCGTGCTTGTTGGCTCCAACGTCCTGGCTGGCGGGACGGGAGCCACCTCCACTGGCGTGACGGCATCCCTGTCTGGTGGTGGGGCAAGCATCCAGGCAACCGTTCATCCGGTGCTGGAGTATTCGGTCCAATCAGTGACTGTCGCCAACTCCGGCACGGGGTATATGACGCCCCCGGTCATCACATTTGTCGCTGACCCTGACGACTCTGCCGGCGCCGGCGCCTCCGCCGTGTGTGCGGTCAATGCGACCGGGCAAATTACCGGCGTGACCGTTGTGTCGGGTGGCCGGTATCGGATTCCTCCGACCGCCACCATTCTGAGCAGCGGAGCCATTGCCAGCGCCGTCATAGCACCGACGATCAAGGGAGTCTACCAGTGCTGCATCCGCTACCTGGATGACACGCCGGAGTCTCAAGGCGGGCCTATCCCAAGTTCCATTTCCGACTTGCGAGAGGTGGACGCCACAGCCGGCTTTCAGTCGCTGACGTGGAACCTCAACAACCACGGGGCGGAGTCCCGCGTCCATGCCATCGAACTGTGGAGAACGACGGCCGATCAGTCCGTGGTGCTGTACCGCGTGGCCCGCATCGACAAGGTCAACGGCGTATTGCCGAACACGGCGTATGTGGACACCCTGACAGACCATGAGCTGCTGGACGTGGATCGCAACACCACCTCCAGCAACATCACCAGCGTATATGGCCTGATGCCGGTTGTGCTGCCCAGCGGCCAACTCAACGCCCGCCGGTTCGACCCTCCTCCGCAGAACATGGCCGTCGCCTGCATGTTCCAAGACCGGGCATGGTACGCAGTGGATACGACCGGGGCCAAGCCGAACAGCCTGTACTACTCCGAGATCGATGAGCCCGAGAGCGTGCCAGACGCCAATGAGTTGGTGCTGCAAGAGAACGCCATTGACTCTGACGCCATTGTGGCGCTGATTCCGTTTGGCGCGTCCATGCTCATCGCCCAGTCCAGACACATTTACAAACTCCAGTACATCAGCCAGCCCATCATCGACGCCTCCATCACGCTGGTGTCATACCGCGGCGTGATCAACTCCCGCTGCTGGGACACATTTGGTGGCGCGGCGTTCATCGCCGACGACTATGGCTTGTACGCCTTTGACGGTGGTCGGGAAGAAGCCATCTCGGCGGCCATCGACAACTACTGGCGCGACGGGATTATCGATTTCTCCAAGCGCAAGTACTTCTATATGAAGGCCAGCCCGCAGGAGCGGGTGGTGCGGTTCTTCTATTGCCGTTCGACCGATGGCACCTACCCGACGCGGGCCCTGTGCTATTCGCTGGCCACGCAAACGTGGTGGGAAGAGACATTTGCCCAAGCGCTGCCGCACGCCACCATCACAAGCGTCGGTCAGAGACAGGCGGTGATCTACGGCGGCGAGGCAGGGAGCATTCTCAAGTCAGCCGGCCGGCTTGACGCCACAACCTCTGGGTCAACGGCGGCCATTCCATACCAGTTCCGCACAGGCCCCAGGCCGTTTGTGGACGAGAATGGCAACCGCTCCATTGGGGTTGTCTACTCACCGACGCCGGAGACGCTCAATCTCTCGCTGCATTACAACAACTCCGACTCTCCAAGGGCCAATGCCATAGCGGCCAACAGGGGCGACGGGTTTGTCGTTGACGGTGGTTCGACGGCGGCCTCCCTCAACATGGCGTCCGACCGCAGTGCGCTGGGCACGGCCACTGGGCACGCGCGTGCCAGCTTCTCTGGGCGCGCCGATGAGCAAAGCGCCGGCGGTGACCGGCATCTGGCCATTGCGGTGTCGGGCACCCAGACGACCGGCACGGTGCAGATTCACTCTATCTCTGTGTCAGGTGTTCAGTAATGCTGACGAGGGCGGCTCCGGCGTTCAACCGGGCGACTGACGGGGCCATGCCGTCCTCGCTCTTGCAACCCCTCTCGCAGGCGCTGTTCAACTGCAACCAAGCCTTGGAGCATCGGGGGCCAGTGGCCTTCGGGAATGCCTCGTTCCCGCAGCGCGGAGGCGTGCTAACCAACCAGGGCGGCTGGGATCCATCCAGTTATCCACCGGAATTGTTCCCCGGCAGTGCAGGATTTGTGGAGGCCCCAAGCAACGGCGGCTACCGGGCAGGCGATTGGTATAGCACGTTCTACGGGTCGCCGGAGTTTGACCTGCGCACGTCGTTGACCCAGAACCTCAACCAGTACTATTCCGGCCCTTCGGTGACCATCCAAGGCAACACGTACACGCAGAACCTGACAACCGAAAACCACTACGCACGTAATATGACTGTCCAGAACATCAATGGCGAGCCGGCTCCCGGACAGCCTGGGGCAGCAGGGCCAGCGGGCCCGCAGGGCGCGCCAGGAGCGGCTGGCCGAGCCGGCGGCGTGATCTTCGGCGGGTTTTTGCCCGCTGGCCAGCAACTGCTCAACCGTAAGATCCTCGCTTGGATACGGGTTGCCACGCGGCATTTTGCGGCCATTGAGCAGGCGCTACGGAGCCTG